GGAGAGCGCCGACGCCAATGGCGACCCCATCGAGCACCTCCTGCGCCGCATCAACGAGCAGCAGCTGGTGACCGGCCGCGTCGGGCTCATGTTGGACCTGCCCCGCAATCCGGACCCGGCCAACCCGCTGCCCTACATCGCCCTGTACCGCGCTGAGACGATCATCAACTGGGATGACGGCTCCAAGCAGCAGCTGGACCGGCCGGTGCTCAACCTGGTGGTGCTCGACGAGAGCGAGTTCACCCGCAAGGCCGACTTCGACTGGGACTACAAGGAGCAGTACCGCGCGCTCGTCCTGGGTGACCCCGTCGCCAACGAGGCGGCCGGGACCTACCGCCAGGGCCTGTTCACCGAAGACGACACGCTCACGTTCAGCGAGGCCAACCTGATCGAGCCGAGCATCCGTGGCAGGAAGCTCGACCGCATCCCGTTCGAGTTCATCAACACCAAGGACACGGTCAGCGCACCGGACGACCCGCCCCTCCTGGGCCTCGCACGGGTCTGCTACGCCATCTACCGGGGTGAAGCCGACTACCGCCAGAACCTGTTCATGCAGGGGCAGGACACGCTGGTGCGCATCGGCTTCGTCGATGACGACAACGAGCAGCGCGTTGGTGCCGGGGCGATCATCGACGTGCCCATTGGCGGTGACGCCAAGTACATTGGCGTGTCGGCCGACGGCCTTGGTGAGCAGCGCCAGGCCATCGAGAACGATCGAGCCGAAGCTGCCCAGCAGGCAGGGCGACTGGCGACGGCTAAATCCAAGCAGATCGAGAGCGGTGACGCCCTGCAGACCCGTGTGGCGGCGGCCGTGGCCTCCCTCACCTCCATCGCCCTGTCCGGGGCCATGGGTCTGGAGCGCCTGCTCAAGACGGCGGCCGTGTGGGTGGGTGCCAACCCCGACGAGGTCAGCGTTCAGCCGAACCTCGAATTCGCCGACAGCAGCTTCGACACCAAGTCGCTGGTCGAGCTCATGACCGCCAAGAACCTTGGCGCACCGGTCAGCCGCAAGAGCGTCCACGCCCTGATGCAGGACCGTGGTCTGACGCAGCTGGAGTACGAGACCGAGCTCGACGAGATCGACAGCGAAGAGCCGCTCACCGGCTCCAGCCAGGCCAATGCCGATCGCCAGTTCGAGCTCGAACAGCAGTCCCAGCAGCAAGGTCAGCAGGACGATGAAGAGGATGACGACACCCCGCCCGGTCAGCAACCGGCCGGGGGTAGTGGCCGGTGAGCGGGGTAAGCCATGAACGCTCCCGCCTCACACACCGACACCTCCCAAGAGCTCCCCGACCTGGTCGCTATCAACCTGAGCCAGCGGCTGGGAATGTGGAGCGACGGGACGACCAGCCCGATCACCCTGCACGACGAGGATGGGGATGAGGTCGACGAGTCCGAAGACGCGGTCTTCGTGACCACGCCCACGCCTGATGGCAAGTGGGCCGCCGCCCAGCTGGCGGACTACACGGCGACGAGGCACTGATGGCGACGGTCAATGAAGAGCTCTTCGACGCCCTGGTGCGGCACCAGATTTACCTGCTCCGGTTGAGCGGGTCGATCCGCAATCGCATCCACCGCATCCTGGACGCCACCGAGCAGGACATCAAGGACAAGATCATCGCCCGGCTCGCTGGGGCTGATGGCCTGAACACCCCGTCGGCCGTGCGCCGCATGGAGGCGACGCTGGCGGCCGTGCGGTCCATCCGCCTCAAGGCCTGGGACGAGGTGACCGAGACCTGGCTGCAGGAGCTCCAGGACCTGGCCACCAATGAGCCCATCCTCATGGCCGGGGTGGTGAAGACCGTTGCCCCGGTGGTGCTGGACACGGTGCTGCCTACCCCTGGGCTTCTGAAGGCCATTGCCACGTCCAGTCCCTTCGAGGGCCGCACCCTCAAGGAGTGGGCGAGCTCGATCGCCGATGAAGACCTGCGCCGCATCCAAAACGCGGTACGAGTGGGCATGGTCCAGGGTGAGAGCTCCCAGCAGATCGCGCGCCGCGTGGTCGGCTCGGCCGCCCTCAAAGGCGTCGACGGGGTGACGCAGATCACCCGCCGCAACGCTGAGGCCATCACTCGCACGGCGGTCAATCACATCGCCAACGAGGCCCGCTCTGAGTTCATCAACGCCAATGCCGACCTGATCGACCAGGAGCAGTACGTGGCGACGCTCGATGCGCGCACGACCCCGGTCTGCCGCTCCAATGACGGCAAGCTGTTCCCCATCGGCAAGGGCCCGCGTCCCCCGCTGCACTTCAACTGCCGCTCGCTCCGGGTGCCGGTCATCGGCGGCGAAGCCCTGGGCTCCAGGCCAGCCAAGCCCGTCACTGAACGCCAGCTGCTCCGGGAGTTCAGCGCCAAGAACGGCTTCCCCGCGCCCACCAAGCGCGCGAACCTGCCTCATGGCACGAAGACCGCCTACGACCAGTTCGCTCGCATGCGCATCCGGGAGCTCACCGGCCGGGTGCCGGGCAAGACCACCTACCAGCAGTGGCTGACCAAGCAGAGCGCGAGCTTCCAGGACGACGTGCTGGGAGCGACCCGTGGCAAGCTGTTCCGCAAGGGTGGTCTGACCCTTGAACGCTTCGTGAACCGCGCTGGCGATGAAATCCCCCTGGGCCAGCTGGCCCGCTCCCATGCCGACGCCTTCCGGGCTGCTGGCCTTGACCCTGAGGACTTCCTGTGAGCGACAAGTTCTTCTGCCCCCGCGCCTATGAGAATGGTGGAGGGCCTGACAGCCCGTTTAAGCCGCCCATGAACGGGGAGACCGAGTGGAAGCCCAGGGACGGCCACCTGGTGTGCGGGTACTGTGGCAGCCTGCATCCGGACGAGTTCATGAAGGCGGCCGAAGCGGGCGTGGAGATTGGGCCGACCGACAAGAGCTACAAGGCCTACCTCGACGTGCCGGACCCCGGTGTGGGCGCGCCGACCATCTACTCGTCCGCCAACTCTCCCCAGACCGGCGAAGGCTGGGTGGAGATCACCCCGGAGAACCGCGATGAGCTCCCGCTGGACCCCTGGCAGCATGCCAACTGGCCAGACGGCCATTGGGTGAAGGTCGAGCCGCGCATGGCGACGACGCATGCCAAGTTCTACTTCCAGCATCTGAGCCCGGAGCAGCGCACCCGCTTCGTGGAGCTCATCAACGAGCGCAAGATGAAGGTGGGCATGCCGGGGCACTTCTACGTGCTGCCGTTTTTCTGCAAGATTGTCAAATAGGGGCTTGTCTTCTGCGTCGGCCTAGGGCATGCCGGTCTCCAGAAAAGGAGATAAGCAATGCCAATCGTCCACATGACCTTCGACCCCGCTTCGGCTCCTGCTGACGCACGTAACCTCAAGCTGCTCGATGAAAAGGAAGGCGGCCCCAAGGGCTGCTACACCTACGAGACGCACCATGGCCTTTGCCTGCTGGAGCGCGAGCGCAACATGTACGACGACAGCGACTTCTACATGCTGGTGTGGGATGCTGAGAAGCAGGCCCCGGAAGAGATCATGTTCGCTTCCACCCGTGGCTGGACCTATCCTTGCTACGCCAGCCATCGCGATGCGACCCCTGAGGTGTGGGCCGCTTACCAGACCTACCTCCAGGAGCAGGAGCAGCGCCGTGAAGCCGCTCGCCGCGCGGCTCAGGCGCGTGAGCTTAACACGCTTCGCAACCGGCTCCAGGGCATCGCCCATGAGCATGCCCTTCCCTACCATCGTCTGCTCGTGCTTCGTCGCGAGCTCCCCTCACGGGACTTCGACGCCCTCCTGGGCCTGTTCAGCAACCGCATCAGGAGCGGCTTCAAGCTGAGCCTGCGCGGCCAGGTCATCAGCTGGTGCCAGCAGTCCGACCCGAAGTACCCCACCCCGCTCAGCAACAAGCAGATGCGGTACCTGTAACCCTTGCCTCAACCCCCTCGACCAGGCCAGGTCGAGGGGAGCATCCCAGAAAAGGAACGACACACATGCTCACCCGCCCTGCACCCGCCTGTGCAACAGCGGGGTGCGCTGGCTCAACGACCCCAGCAAGATCAAGAACCTGGGGCCCGA